AAGATGCATTTAATGAAACAAGAGATGAACACCTTATTAAAAAAAGTAAAGAATTATCTTCTCAAGGAAAAATACCAATTGTCATAGCAGGTGAATCTCATGTAGGGTTGGTTGATAAAATGATGAAGAATGAATCTATTGGTTTAAGAGAATCTATTGCTGGAACAGAAGTTAAGTGTGAGAAATGTAATCACTCTTGGGAAATAGAATCAGAAGATACTGAAAAATACTTATGTCATTCTTGTGGTTGGGATTCACAAAAACAAGAATATGATTTTGATGCATTTGATTCTTGGCAAGAAAAAATGGGATTATCTGAAGATGTAGATATAGATGAAAGAAGTAAAGGAAAGTTAAGACCAGCAGATTTACTAAGAAGAAAGGCTAAAATGGCTGGTAAACGAGCACAGATTCAACGAAGAAGAGCTCGTACCATGAAAAGAAGAAAATCTATTGATAAACTTAAAAAGATTGCATACAAAAAAGCATACTTAGAAGTTTACAAAGAATTTATGGAAGATTTGTTTCCTGGTAAAACAAAAGCAGAATTAACTATTCAACAGGCAAAGGTAGTTCATAAAAATGTACTTAGAAAAAAGAAAAGAGTTTTAAAAAGAGCAAGATTTAAGTTCTTACCTAAACTTAGAGATGCAGAAGTAGATAAATTTGATAACAAATCAAACATTTCATTTAATAAACCAAAAGAAACAAATGAAATGTCTAAATCTACTCTTAATAAGATTGAAAAATATGCTGAGAAACAATTATCACCAGAAGATATTGAGTTCACAAAACATTTTTTCGATAGATTGAACGACCCTCGTAATGGAAAAGAAATTTCTGATGCAGAATTGACGGGATTTTTTAAAAGATTATCAAAGTATAAAAAGAAATTTAAAGAATTCTTAGAAAAATATCAACAAATCGTTGTAAAAGATAAAAGACATGATATCAATATTCCATTTGTTAAACAAGCAAATCAGATTATTGCAAAAACAGTAATGAGAAAGGATGATTTTAAAACATCTAACCCTGTTCTTGCATTTGAACAACTTGCAAAAGGTATGAGTTTAAGAGATATTGCAGAAAAACACGAAGTTTCTTTCGAAGAATTAAAGAAAGAAGCAGGAAAAGGTGTTAAAGTTGAAATGGAACACACTTCAGATGTAAAAGTTGCATACGATATCGCTAAAGACCACTTATTCGAGGACCCAAAATACTACACAAAACTTGCAACCATAGAGGAAGTAGGAGTTGGTACTGGTCAAAGTGGTATTCGTATGGGATATCCATCTAAAGATGATTTAAAACGAATCGAAAAAAGAGTTAAGAAACAAAGAAATAATACTGATTCAAATCAAGAGTATCAATATGAACCAATTAGAGAAGGTAAAGAACTTAAAAAATTAGGAATCACCGATTTCAAATCACTCTTTAAGAAAATGCCATCTGATTTACAAAAGAGAGTGTATAACTTAAAGAACTTTGGACAGAGAATTGATAAACACCCTGAAGGGAATGTACTTAAACATACAATCACAGTTGTAAATCGTTCAATCAAAGAAGATGATATCGATATTGCAATCGCAGCAATGTTCCACGATATAGGAAAAGATGAAACTGCGGGAATTCATCCAAAGAAAGGACATATCACACACTTTGGACATGAGAAAGTATCTGCTAATTTAGTAAATAAGTACAAAAAATGGATTGAATCAGTTGGTGGTAATGTAGATACGGTTCACTATATAGTAAAAAATCATATGAGATACAAACAACTATCTGATATGAGACCTAAGAAACAATCTGATTTAAAATCTCATCCAAATTTTGATAAATTAAGTAAGTTTTCTAAACATGATAGAGGTGGATTAGGAGAAGGTATCATTACAGAAGGTGGTGCGTATGGACATATGTCTCACCCATTCGATACTGATATCAATTTAACCTTTGGACAATTAAAAGATATCGTAAATCGTGCACTCGAAGGTACACTTGAGTTTACAAGAGAGAAAACTGATGGTCAAGCTCTTGCAATTTCATGGAGAGATGGAAGATTAGTAGCAGCTAGGAACAAAGGACACCTTAAAAACAAAGGTGAGAACGCATTAGATATCAAAGGTGTATCAGATAAGTTCCAAGGTAGAGGTGGATTATCAGATGCTTACAACTATGCAATGAAAGACCTTTCAAATGCTATATCTTCTCTTAATGATAAACAAAGAGATAAGATTTTTAAACAAGGTGCGTGTTTTATGAACCTTGAAGTGATATATCCAACATCAGTTAATGTAATTCCTTACGGTCAAGCGTTACTTGTATTCCATGGAACGATGGAATATAACGATGAGGGTGTTGCAATTGGTGAAAATGGTGAGGCTGCAAGAATCTTGGCAGGTATGATTAAACAAGTTAACAAAGATGTACAAGATAATTATACGATTCAAGGCCCACCTGTTGTAAAACTACCTAAATCTACCGATTTATCAAAGAAAAGAAGTAAATATTCATCTCAAATCTCTAAATTACAAAAAGAATTCGGATTAAAGGATACGGATGGTGTTGCAAACTACCATCAAGCATGGTGGGAACAATGGGTTGATAAAAATTCACCATCAACACTTGATAACAAAACTAAAATGGGGTTAGTTAAGAGATGGGCATTCATGGATAAGAAGTTTAGATTAGATAATAAGAATATTACTGATTCTAAAACACTTGAATGGGCTAAAAAGATAGATAAAGAGGACCAAAAGAAGATTTCTAAACAGAATTTAATGAAGTTTGAACAGATTTTCTTAGGATTAGGAGCAGAAGTGTTAGAATTTACTTCATCTGCTCTAACTGTAAACCCTGATGCAGCAGTTCGTGATATGAAAAAGAGAATTGATAAAACAATCAAGGATGTTAAGAAATCAGGAGACCCAAAAAAGATAGAAAAACTTAAATTAGAACTCCAAAGATTAAATTCTATTGGAGGTTCTAAAAAAATAGTACCGAATGAAGGTATAGTTTTCTTATATAATGGAAATACCTTCAAACTTACAGGTACATTTGCATCAGTAAACCAAATACTTGGTATTTTCTTCTAAAAATATCGGTTTTCCGATTATTATATATTTATATACAATAATATAACCTAATATATAACAATGGGTAAAGATTTCAAAAAAAAATATATGCATCCAACTCGTAGAAAGTTGGTAGATATGATTCATACTGGTGAGTATGATAAAAATACTCAAATTGGTTGGACAAAAACTGAAGAACAACGAAAAGTTGGTGATACTTGGGAAGATGAAACCCACAGATATGAGAAAAAGGAAGGTTATATCTTAAAAACAGGTAAAAACTCAGAAGCACTTCAAGAAATTAGAAAATATCTTGAAGAAAAATCAAAATGTAAGAATTCGGAGTGTAAAACACTTAAAAAAAGTGAAAAAGATTTAAAATTTATCCAAAAAGGTGGATTTTGTTTAAATTGTACGGTTGATAGAGAACACGAAATAAAAATGGCAGGGTTATGGATTCCATATGAAGATTATAAGATTGCAACTCGTATGATTGTGTATGGAAAGACTAAATTAGAAGAATTAAAACAATCTTTATCAGAAATTAAAGAACAATATGAAATGATTGGTTCTGATGGTAAGGTTACAGAAACTTGGAAACTACCGAAACCAATTGAAGAGGTAAAGGCAGAGATTCAAGAGATGATAGACAACGGAGAAAAAGAATTAGAGGTGATTGTAGAAAAAAGAAACGAAGCCTTTAATCAATTAAAGGAAAAAAACTATGAGCATTATATTTAATTTACTTTCAAAAAGATGGAAAGAACTACTTATCCTTATTTTGGTATCAGTTATCTTCTTAATGAGAGGATGTGGAACTGATTTTGAAGATAAAGAAATTGTAAAAGTAGATGGTAAGGATTATGAGTTATTAAAACAAGAAATTGATACAGTTTACGTTGAAAAAGAAGTAAAGGTAACAAAGTATGTACCCAAATACATAACAAAAGAAGTAATTAAAGAAGTGGAAATACCTGCTGATGTAGATTCACTTGCAATTGTAAGAGATTATTTCGCATCTTATAAAGTTACAGATACCTTACAACTTGATTATGATTTTCCAACGGAAGTTACTGATTCTCTTGGTAATAGACCACCAAGTAATTTAGGATATGGTATTCTTACCGATGTAATCTCACAAAATACAATTCAATCAAGAGAAATTGATTGGTTCTTTAGAATTCCAACTGTTTATAACACTACAATTGTAAAAGAGTTACCGAAAAATGAATTTTATTACGGATTAGGACTTGGTGTTGACCAAGTAAATGGTTTTGGTAGTTTTAGTGTTAATGGGTTGTTAAAAACTAAGAAGATGAATATCTATGGATTAAATATAGGTTTATCAAATCAACTTGGTGAATACAAACCATTCGTTGGGACATCTTTATATTGGAAATTAGGCAAAAAATAAAATGGCTAAACAAAGTTTAAAGGAAATAATTAAACTTGAGTATCAAAAATGTGCTCAAGACCCAATACACTTCATGAAGAAGTATTGTATGATTCAACATCCAGTCCGAGGCAAAATTCCTTTTCACTTATATCCATTCCAAGAAAGAACTTTAGACCAATTCAATGAACACAGATACAATATAATTCTAAAATCTCGACAAACAGGTATCTCAACCTTAACTGCAGGATTTGCATTATGGAAAATGTTGTTCAATCAAGATTTTAATGTATTAGTTATTGCAACTAAACAAGAAGTTGCTAAGAACCTTGTAACGAAGGTTCGTGTAATGAATCAGTACTTACCATCGTGGTTAAAACAAACAACAGTAGAAGATAACAAATTATCCCTAAGATACTCAAATGGTTCTCAGATAAAAGCAACTTCAGCCGCTGGAGATGCTGGTCGTTCTGAAGCACTATCACTTTTAGTATTTGATGAGGCTGCTTTTATTGATAAGATTGAGGATATTTGGGTATCGGCTCAATCTACCTTATCTACTGGTGGTAATGCAATTATTCTTTCTACACCCAATGGTGTCGGAAATTTCTTTCACAAAACTTGGGTAGGTGCAGAAGAAGAAGAAAATGGATTCAATACAATTCGTTTACATTGGTCAGTTCATCCTGAAAGAAACCAAGATTGGAGAGATGAACAGGAAAAACTATTAGGACCAAAGGGAGCGGCACAAGAATGTGATTGTGATTTCGTTTCTTCTGGTGATACTGTAATAGACCCACAACTTTTAATGTTCTACAAAGAATCTTATTGTCAAGAACCAATAGAAAAGACAGGATTTGATGGAAACCTTTGGAAATGGGAATACCCAAACTACAATAAATCTTACATGGTTGTAGCCGATGTTGCTCGTGGAGATTCATCGGATTATTCAGCTTGTCATGTTTTTGATGTTGAAGAAGCATCTCAAGTAGCAGAATATAAAGGTAAATTAGATACAAAGGATTTTGGAAACTTCCTTGTATCACTTGCAACAGATTATAATCAAGCATTACTTGTGATTGAGAATGCAAACATTGGATGGGCGGTTATACAACAAGTAATTGATAGAGGATATCAGAACTTATTCTATATGAGTAAGGATTTAAAATATGTAGATGTTGAACATCAACTATCAAATAGATACCGTGCCGAAGAACGAGGTATGGTTGCAGGATTTAGTACTACATCCAAAACAAGACCTTTGATTATATCAAAGTTGGATGATTATTTTAGAGATAAATCAGTAACAGTTCGTTCATCAAGATTAATCGATGAATTATTCACTTTCATATGGAAAGGAAATAGAGCAGAAGCAATGACTGGATACAATGATGATTTAACTATGTCATTTGCAATTGGTCTTTGGGTTCGTGATACAGCATTAAGATTAAGACAAGAGGGAATTGATTTAACCAAACAAGCATTGGGTGGTATTGGAGCACATCAATTAGATATAGTAGGTATGGGATTTGGTGGTAATTCTGCACTCGAAGAAAATCCATGGAAACAACGAGTTGGTGATACAAATGAGGATTTAACTTGGTTAATTAAATAAATCTATATTTATATTATAAGGAGAAAAATATTATGATTTCAATGAAAAACTTACTTAATGAAAACGAATCATATTGCAATGAATATTTCGTAGAAAACTATCACGATATCAAAGAGTTTAAAGAATTCATGGAATCGTATAAACCAGATATTAACGAAGCGGAATATCAAGGTAGAACAGTAAAACTTGGTAAACCAATGCAAGGTGATGTTAAAAAGTTCAAAGTATATGTTAAAAATCCCCAAGGTAATGTAGTAAAAGTAAACTTTGGTCATAAAGGAAAAGGTGGAGAGAAAACGATGTCAATCAAAAAGAATAACCCTGAAAGGAGAAAATCTTTTAGAGCAAGACATAATTGTGATAATCCAGGCCCAAGACACAAAGCTAGATACTGGTCATGTAGAGCATGGTAAAAACAAACAAATAAAGGTTATAATTTAAATTAGGAATAAAATGGCAGATACTTCATTTTTTGGTAGATTAACTAAACTCTTTCGTACTCAAGCAGTTGTTACTGTTGATAAAGAAGGTAAGAGAAGAGTAGTTGATACTGATGAAAGACAACAAACGAATCTATCATCTTTAAGAGATAGATACACTAAATTACAGAAATCTTTCTTCGAACAGGCTGGTGGTGCTCAATCAATGGCATACCAACAAGTTCGTAGAGAAGTTTTTCGTGATTATGATGCAATGGATAATGACCCAATATTAGCATCAGCACTCGATATATACGCAGATGAATCAACACTAAAAAATGAATTTGGTGATACTCTCTTGGTTCATTCAGATAATCAAAAAGTACAAGATTTATTAAACAACTTATTTTACGATATCCTTAACGTTGAATTCAACTTATGGCCATGGGTAAGAAATATGTGTAAGTATGGAGATTTCTTCTTAGGTTTAGAAATCGCTGAAGGTAAAGGTATCGTAAATGTTACTCCTCACTCTGTTTACAATACAGAAAGATTAGAAAGAACAGACCCATCAAATCCAAATTCAGTAAAATTTAAAATTACTGAGGACCCGAATGGAAAAGAAGAATATGAAAACTTTGAAATCGCTCACTTTAGATTGTTAGCGGATACTAACTGGTTGCCTTATGGTAAATCCATGATTGAGAATGGAAGAAGATTGTGGAAACAATTATCTCTGATGGAAGATGCTATGTTAATTCATAGAATCATGAGAGCACCAGAAAAAAGAGTTTTCAAAATTGATATTGGTAATATCCCACCAACAGAAGTGGATAACTATATGCAGAGAATTATCAACAAAATGAAGAAAGTTCCTTTCGTTGATAGAAATACTGGTGATTACAACTTAAAGTACAATATGCAAAACCTAACTGAAGATTTCTTCTTACCAGTTAGGGGTGGTGATAGTGGTACATCAATTGATAACCTTGCTGGTTTAGAGTACGCAACTATCGAAGATATTGATTACCTAAAAAATAAATTATTCGCGGCTCTTAAAATTCCAAAAGCTTATTTAGGATATGAAGAAAATGTAAATGGTAAAGCAACTCTTGCTGCAGAAGATGTTCGATTTGCAAGAACAATTGAAAGAATCCAAAGAACAGTAGTTTCAGAATTAACTAAGATTGCAATTGTTCATTTGTATTCACAGGGTGTTACTGATTCTGAAATGACTAACTTTGAATTAGGATTAGTTAATCCATCTACAATTTACGAACAAGAAAAAGTAAACCTTTGGTCAGAAAAAATTCGTTTGGCTCAAGATATTGCAGGATTAAATATGTTATCTAAAGATTGGGTTTATGAAAACATCTTTAAATTATCTGAAGGTGAACAAGATGAAGAAAGAGTTAAGATGTTAGATGATTTGAAAGATAGATTCAGATTCCGTTCTATTGAAGATGAGGGTAATGACCCTGCAATGGAAGATGAGGAACCAGAAGATATTGAGGAATCTTTAGAAAATCTTAAAAACGAACTTAAGGATAAGGGTGGTAGACCAAGAGAAGGAAACACATATGGAAAAGATAAACATCCTTACGGTAGAGACCCACTTGGGGATAAAGAAAGAAAAAAAGAGCGTTCTCGTACTTCGGAAGATAGAGCTATAGAATATATTAGTGGTATTGCATCAAAACGAAAGTATTTACATGAAATAAAAGGTATGTTAGATGAAGATAACATACTCGAAGAGTAAAAATTTCCTTTAACTTAATAAATTTATATTTATATATGGGAATTTTTACTATATCATAATAGGAAATTATAAAGATGAGAAAAATAAAGCATTCAAAATTTAAAAACACAGGATTTCTTTTCGAGCTATTAACTCGACAAGTTACCCTTGAAATTATCAATGGTAATGAGGAAAGGGCCAAAGGAATTATCAGAGAATTCTATGGTAAAGGTACTGAATTATCTAAAGAACTTAGATTATTTAACCTTTTAATAAACGAAAAATATAATACAGATTCAAAGGCTGAAAAGTTTATTGATGTTGTATTGGAGGCACATACTAAATTAGATTATAAAAAACTTCAACGAGAAAAGTATAATCTTGTAAAAGCTATCAAGGAAAACTTTGAAATTAATAATTTCTTATCTTCCCCGGTAACAAACTATAAAATTTTAGCTTCAATTCACAAACTATTTGAAGGTAAAAAGAATGATATCCTTGATATTAAAGATGTATTCGATTCAAAACTTACTCTTGTAGAACATATCTCATCTAATTCCCCAGCTACATTAAAAGAAAAAGAAGATAAGTTAGTAGAAGAATACAGAAAACAAGAAAAAGATTTAAGATTATTGACGTACAAGATTCTTGTTGAAACATTTAACAAAAAATATACAAACTTAAATGAATCTCAAAAAGGTTTATTGAGAGAGTATATTAATAATGTTAATAACACTTCAAAGTTCAACGAGTATTTTGAAAAAGAATTAATCAAAACTATCACTTCTTTACACGAAATGTATAAAGGAATGAAAGATAAGATTACAAAAATCAAGTTGAGAGAAACAATTAATGTTTTGAAAAAACAAAAAATTGGTAAAAAGATTACCGATGAGCAAGTTTCAGCTTTGATGATGTCTTATGAATTGATTAAGGAGATAAAAAATGTCAATGGAAAAAACTCTTAAAGAAATCTTAGATGAAATTCTTGATGAAGTAGAACAAGAATTAGAAGAGGCTACCACAACAGGTAATGTTGCTGGGTATAATACTCCTTTTGCTTTTGGTAATAATCGTAAAAAAGATAAGAAGAAAGAAAAAGAAACTGCTACTCAAGCAGGATATACTCTTGCAGAAGGATTGATATCTCCAAAATCAGGACATAAATACTTTCAACTTACTAAAGATGCACCTGTACAATATATTGCAGGACATTCTGGTTTAGGACTTACAACTCCTGGAGTTTTATTGAAAAACATACCTGGATTTATTGATGGTAAAAAGGGTGCGTATTTAATTGATTATCATGGAGCACTTTTTTATGTAGATTTAAAAAAGAAAGTTGCTGTTCGATTAGGATATGATTTAAGTAAACAACCTAAGTTAAGGTATAAAACTAATTTTATAGAAGTTCCTCAGGCACCAGAATTTTCAGATTGGAAAAAATATTTAAAAGAATCAGTAAACGAAGCTAAAATAAAAAGACCAGTAAATCGTTGGTTAGAATTAAAAAACGATGAAACCATGCATCCTCATAAGAAGATGGCAATGGGTTTAAAAGAATTAAAGTATCAATTAAAAGAAGTAGAAAAGTTTTTCAATTGGTATAATAAAATTAAAACGATGAACGAGTTAGATTCTCAGAACTATTGGAAAAGAACAAATAATCATATTTATACTATAAAAGAGAAACTAATCAAAATCGCTAAAACGATACAGGAGATTGAGAAATGAAAATTACTAAAGAACAACTTAAAAATATTGTAAGAGAAACTTTACAAGAAGAATCAGAGTATCAAACTTTCTTTAAAAAGGCATTAGAAAAGGCTGGAAAATCTATTCCTTCTATGTCTGATGAAGAAAAGAAGGCATTCTTTAACAAGATTGAAAAAACTTGGCAAGGTAGAGGACAGAAATCTGAAGGTAATGCATTTGGAGCTGCTGTAGCAAAAGCGAAAAAAGATGGTGATGATTCTTTTGAAGTAGATGGTAAAGAATATAAAACAGAAAGATTTGGTAGAGGACATGAAGGACCAACATTTGGTTCTGAAGAAGAATCAGTAAACGAAGCAAGAACTGTATCTAAACCAATCAAAGTAGATAATGATACTATGGTTCAAATTGTTGGAGATAATAAGGGATTCAGAGAACTAACTGCAGCCTTAAATCCTAAAACAGGTAAACCAATCCAAAAGTTTGGTTTTGATAGAGGTAATGAAACTGCTAAAAGTAAAGAAGAACTTATTAAAAAATTACAAAAAAAATACGGTAAATCAATCAAGTTTGAATCAGTAAACGAAGAATCAATAAACGAAGGGCCTTCTACTGAAGAAAAAAGAATAGCATTGTTGGCTGTAAGAAAACAAGCTAAATACAGAAATGTAGATTTAGCAACAGCAATACAAGACCAAATTAGAGCACTCGAAGATTTAATGAGAGATGCAAAAAAAGGTAAATTAAAATAAAATGACTAAGAAAGAGTTGTATGATATTATCAATGAGGAAATCGTTAATTTTAAAAAAGGAACAATCAACGAAGAACTCAATGAATCTGATAAGGATTTAATCCGAAAAATTATCAGACAAGAGGTATCAGCAATCTTTTTTGATTTGTTTAAGAAAAGAAAAACTTGGGGAGCGTAATGAGTAAACTATTAATAGAAACCAGATTATTCGAAGGTAGAGTAAACGAAGATGATAGTGGAAGAACTATCGTTAAGGGTATTTTACAAAGAGCTGGTGCGGAAAATCAAAACGGAAGAATCTACCCAAAAGAGATTCTGATGAGAGAAGCAAAAAAATACGAAACACTTATTAAAGAAAGAAGAGCATTGGGTGAATTAGACCATCCTGATTCTTCTGTAATCAACCTAAAGAATGTATCTCACAATGTAAGAGAGATTCATTGGGATGGTGAAGATTTAGTTGGTACAGTAGAGATATTACCTACACCAAGTGGAAACATCTTAAAAGAATTATTAAAAGCAGGAATCCTTCTTGGTATATCATCTCGTGGTATGGGTTCGGTAGAACCTTTATCGGGTGGTAAAGTACAAGTAGGAGAAGATTTTGAATTGATTGGTTGGGATTTTGTATCCAATCCATCTACACATGGTGCATTTATGGTGCCAATGAATGAATCTGTGAATAAACAACTTCAAAAACAAACAGTAGTTTGTAACGAATGGTGTAAGGCACAAGATATGATGAGAGAAATTATAACAGAATTAAGTTAAAATTATGGCATTTAATGTACAGGACTTTATGTCCAAAAATAAATTTAAGTTGGGTAAAGTTACCAGAGAAGTAGGAGAAACTCCATTCAAAGGTGGACACAACGATATAAGAAAAACTAATTATGAAGTTAAGTTAACCGAAGATGGTAAACTTGATTTATATACACATAAAACGGAGACAAAGTAAGATGATTAAATTAGGTGGTCTTGTTGATTTAAAACCGATTACTGAAGCAGATGTATTCACTGCTACAAGTAAAGAAACTGGTACAACTTCTGTATTCAAATCTAAAGCTGCGAGAGATGCTGCAATAAAAGCAGGAACTCATGAAAAAAGAAAAGATGATAAAGATGGTGGAGTCAAAGACCCATCTAAAAAAGATACACCTAAAGTAAACATCTTCAACAAAGATAAAGAAGAACCTAAATCTGAACCAAATTCAGAACCTTCTAAATCATATCTACCATACTCTGATGATGCATACAATGAGATAGAAGAAATAAGTTCAGCTGATGCACTATTAGATTATGCAGAATCAAAAGAAGGTTTATCGGATGAACAAAGAAAAAAATTAAAAGATTTAGCCGCAGATTGGGAAGATGCAGAAGGTGAAATGATGATGGGTGGAGATGATGATGAATATGAAGAAGCAACATCAGAAATTACAGCTAAAGCTATGGAAGTAGTACTTGGTCCGTATGATACTTGGCCAGAACCAAAACAAGATGAACCAAAATCAGAACCATCTCAACCAAAATTAGAATCAGACCCTCAAGCTGAAAAAGTTGCTGATAAGATTTCCAAAAAATATGGCATCACTCCTCAAAAAATGGGTGAAGAAGATTATAAGGTTGCAATGGGTAGAGCTGTTTATTCGGCATTAACTAATTCTAACTTCCATACTGAAGCAAGAGAGTTAATTGCAGTTTTAGAAGATAAACCAGAACTTGCAAAAAGACCAGAGTATCCTTCAATATCAGACCCAGATTTCGACAAGAAAATGGGTGATATTAGAAAAAAATATGCTTCTACATATAGTGAAAGAGATGATTATTCATCGGCATTGGGTAGAGAAACTTCAGATGCAGCTGAATGGGATGGAGTTAAATCAGTAGGAACTCTAACTAAACAACTACGAGATAATGGTATGAGTGATTTTGCTGATAAAATCGAATCTATCTTTGATAAGAAAGAATATATGAAGAAAGAAGGTAGAATTAGTATTTCAAATCTTGTTAAAGAAAATATAATCAACGAAGGAACTCGTTCACAAGTTGGTATCATTGATAGAAGTGGTAAGATTGCATCAGCATATGTTCACTACGATGGTTATCCATCAAATATGAAACCAGGCCTTAAAAAACACATGAAGAATGAAAAAGATGTTCTTAAGTTAATTAAGAGTGGTGGTGCAAGAGGAATCTATAATGATAAAGATATTGAATATTACAAAAGTGGAAAACCAACTAAAGGTAATCTAAAAGATTTTGGTAAATATGTAGATGCTGCTGATAGAAACGGTATGGCAGAATATGTATATTTATACAATATGAAAGATAAGAAGTGGTACTTCGCTGATGTTTATGGTGATAAAAAATTAAAAAAATTATTTTAAGGAGAGAACAATGAAACTAACCCAACTAATGAAAGAAAATGAAGAAAGACCTCTATCAACAGAGGTTAAAAAACATTTTCTTGAAATTGTTTCTACTTACAACAAGTATCAAGAATCAATGGATAGGAAATCAGATATTACTCAAGTAGCAGAAACACTTGGTGGAATTACTGAGGCTGCTAGAACACTTGCTATTAGAGAAGCAGGAGATTGGTTCGATAAACATACTGTTAAGAGAAACATGAGTGAATTGGATAAGTTGGGTAAACAATTCGATAAAGTTGCTCTTGAAGCTCGTGCACTTGACCAAAGAATGGCAGGATTATACGAAGATATGGGACACATCCTTTCAAGATACTATAAGTTCGGAGAGATTACAGAGGACCAAATGAAACAAAGATTGGGTATCAAAGAATCTACTGAAGATTGTGGATGTGATTCAATTAATGAAACACCAGTAATGGTTTCCAAAAGAAATTCTAATGGAACTATTACTACTACTCTTAAAGAAGTAACTGATTTAAACGAAGAAGAAATGAAACTCTATGAGTTTGGTCAGAAAGTAGAAAAATTAATGGAAAAAAGTTGTCCTACTGATAAAGGTAAATGGGCAGCATCCAAAGCAGCAGCTAAATCTAAATTTGATGTTTATCCATCTGCATACGCAAATGGTTGGGCAGCAAAAAATTACAAATCAAAAGGTGGTGGTTGGAGAGACTGTTAAGGAGTAGATATGGCATTTAAATCAAACGATAGAACATTCGAAAAAGTATATGGTATCTTTGATAAAAGAGATTACTTCAACGCTCAAGGTTTAGCAAAAACTCAAATTGGAAACTTTGAAAGAGCATTACAAAGAAATGATAAAGGTGCTCAACAAATCTTAGATAAATTCAAAGGTGATATGGGTAAGGCAAAAGATTATATTACTCAAGTTATCACAGATAGAAGAAAAGAACAAGCATTTAACGATTATAAAGCATTCAAAGTAGCAGTTGATTCAATCCAAAAAGGAAAACCTCAATATGGTGCAGTTGATTTAGTAAAATCAAGAATCCATAATTCATCACAGAAATATACAATCGCTCTTTATAGTGCACTTCGTAATAAAAAATTTACTAAGTGGAAAGATGTACACAATGATGTAGATTCTTTAATCGGTGAATCAGTAAACGAAGGACAAAAAAGATACAATCAAAAAGATGGTGTTGGTAAATCAAAATATGTAATTTCTTACCACGATGGTAAAAAGAAACATAAAGATGGTAGTGATTTCTTTGATATCCAAATTTTCAGAAACAAAAAAGATTTAGCAAAGTTTGTAAATACATTACACAAAGGCGGGTACAAATATGGATTCGATGAATCAGTAAACGAAGAATCATATAAAGTTGCAGGTAGACCTGTTACCTTAATAAAAGGTAAAAAGTCTAATGGAACTGATTGGAAAGTAAAATTCCAAAATGGTAAAGAAACTTCATTAGGAGATGTATTATCATTAATTAAACCATTTCCAAAAGGTATTAAAGAATCAGTAAACGAAGGAAAATTCAAACCATCACAAGTTCGTTCAGCAATCTCAAAAGTTAAAAAAGGACTAATGAGAAAGTGGAAACAAAAAGGTGGATACGAAAACTTCGGACAAAAAGAACTTCGTCAATTACAAAACAAGTTTGATTACAATGCATATGGAGATAAAGATGAAAGAGAAATTTCACATATG